CAATAATCCTTATGGCTACCACGACAATTGATAACGAGACAGAACTCTCCGCAGTAAATTCAATACTGGGAGCTATAGGACAGTCTCCCATTTCCTCCTTAACCTTTGAAAATCCAGAAGTAGCATTTATATTTAATCTACTAAGAGATTCTAATGTTGATGTACAGAGTGAAGGCTGGCACTTCAACACAGAAAATCATGTAGAATTCACTCCAGTTAATGATGAAATAACTATAGCAAATAATATACTTAAACTAGATGTATCTGATGATTGGTCTTCTAGAGAATATGATGTAATAAATAAGAATGGAAAGTTATATGATAAGCTAGATCATACTCAAACATGGACTGAAGCAATAGATTTAGATGTTGTATATCTATATGAATTTGAAAACATACCTGTAGTATTCAGACGATACATAACCTACAGAGCGTCTAGAATGGCCGCTACACAGCTTGTAGCTAACCCTGACCTAGTTAAGATATTAGCTCAACAAGAGGCTCTTGCAAGGGCAGCTTGCATGGAGTATGAATGTAATCAAGGTAATCATAGTATGTTTGGATTCCCAGATGACAGCTCTATATCTACTTATAAACCTTGGAGGAATCTTAGAAGATAATGACTGGAGTTTCACAACAAATACCTAGTTACTTTGCAGGTATGTCAGAACAACCTGATCAATTGAAATTCCCAGGTCAGACTAAAAGTATATTAAATGCTATACCTGATGTAACATTTGGTTTATATAAAAGACCTGGTAGTAAAAGAATAGGAACTGATAAACTAACTAATGTACAATCTAATGGTTCTTGGTTCCATTATTATAGAGATGAGTCTGAAGGCAGTTATATAGGACAGATAGCTAGTGATGGTAAAATAAGAGTATGGACTACAAAAGAAAGGACTATCGGTGGAGTTACAACACCAGCTGGTCATGAATGTAATGTCTGGTATCATACAGATGATAGTGCGTATGATTCATTTAATTCTGATCATACTGCTATAACTACTTACTTAACTCCTAGTACTGCTACAACTACAGAAGATTTACAAACCTTAAGTATTAATGATACTACTTATATAAATAATAGAACTATACCTGTTACTACTACAGGTACAACTCCCGGTAGAGATACAGGTCATACACACTTTGCTTATGTTGAAATACTAAGAACAGAGAATGGTAGACAGTACTCTATGAATTTATATAGTAATAATACTCCAGCTGTTACTGTCAAAAGAGCTACTAGAATTAAACTTACTGCTAATAATTTAGCAACAGGTACTGATACTGGAACTTGTAGAGGTATTGGTACACAAGTATTTAGTGCTACTTCTGCAGATTCATATGATGATGATCCTATTTCTGAAGTCAAAACTGGAGGCGGTGTCCTTTATAATGCTGCTGATGGTAAAGAAAATTTAATATTCAGAGTAACTACATTAGGTCAATCTAGTCAGGTAACTAGTAGTGATGATCTAGATAATGATAATTTTGCTTGTAGTTATAATATAGACGTAGATTTATTACATGGTGGTGAAGGCTATATCGCAGGAGATAAAGTCAAAGTTACTATGACCAGTGCTAAAGGTGGAGCAAGCACTGGAGCAAATGACAGTACTAACGCTACCTATACTATAAAAGTAGAAGAGATTGAATCTACTCTTATAAAAGCAGATATAAAAGCAGTACGTCCTGTACCAACCCCATTTGATTCTACTACAGCTGTATCAATAGATAATATACTAGGAGGAATAACATCTGAATTAGAAGGAACAGCTATAAATTATAAAATTATAGGTAATGGAATATATCTATACTCTGACTCTTCATTTAATGTAGAAATAACTGATCCAGACTTGATGAGAGTTATGCAGTCAGAAGTTAATAATGTATCTTTACTACCTAATCAATGTAAAGATAACTACATTGTTAAAGTAGTAAATTCTTCTGTATCAGAAGAAGATGATTATTATTTAAAATTTGTAGGTGAAAGTGGTCTAGATGGTAATGGTAACTGGGAGGAGTGTGCAGCACCAGGTATAATTAAAAGCTTTGATGCAACTACCATGCCTCATGTACTTTCATGTCAAGCAGATGGAGACTTTTTAATTAAGAAGAATACTTGGATTGATAGGGAAATAGGAGATGACACAACAAACCCTATACCTACATTCGTAAGTATACGATCAGGTCATCCTGATTACGTTGATGCTAATGATGATAGGTATATAAATAAAGTATTATTCTTTCGTAATAGATTGGTATTTTTATCTGGTGAGAATATTATAACATCTCAACCAGGGAAATTTGCTAAACCTAACTTTTGGGCTGAAACAGCTTTAACAACTAGTGCTATTGATCCTATTGATATAGCTAGTAGTTCTACATTTCCAGCTTCTTTATTTGATGGTATAGAATTAACAGTTGGTCTTTTAGTATTTAGTACTAACCAACAATTCTTACTTACTTCTGATGATACTATACTTAATCCAGATACAGCTAAATTAAAAAGTGTATCTACTTATAATTATAATAAAAATATACCACCTATATCTTTAGGTACTACTATTGGTTATATAGATAATTCTGGTAAATATAGTAGATTCAATGAGATGTCTGTAGTAGACAGAGAAAGAGAACCTATTGTTGTAGAGACCAGTAAATTAGTACCAAGTTTATTACCTAAAGATATAAGTATAATATCTAATTCTAGAGAAAATCAGATAATACTATTTAGTAATAATAGCGGTACACTGTATGGACTTAAGTATCTTAATATAGGAGAACAGAGACCACAGCTATCTTGGTTTAAATGGAAGTTTAACCAACCAATTAAATATCATTTCATAATAGATGATCAGTTTTATCTATTAGATGATGATAATTTCTTACAACAAGTAAGTCTAGTACAATCTGATGATGATCAAAGTATTGATGAAGATGGAGTTAATTATTTAGTACACTTAGATAATTATCTAGCTAATGTTACTGGTGGTGTATATGATATTAGTAGTGATACAACTACATTTACTACTACATGGTTATCTGATGTATCATCTAGTACTAATGATCTAGTTGTTATCGATGCAGATGGGAAATATAGTACAGGTACTAGGAATGGTAATTCAATTGAAGTATCAAAAGATTGGTCTAGTTCTACAGTAGATATAGGTTTCTTATATGATTATCAAGTAGATTTCCCTACACTATATTTATCAGCAACTAAAGGTACTGTTTCTAGAACAGATGTAAATGCTTCTTTAATTATACATAGAATTAATTTAAGCTTTGGTAAGGTAGGTTCTTATGCAACTACACTAACTAATAAAGTAGGTAAAGATCCATATACTGAAATCTATAACTCTACTTCTTTAGACTCTTATGATTTAGGAGATGCTCCATATTTATCAGAAGCAGTGAAAACTATCCCAGTATATGAAAGAAATACAAACGTAGATATAACACTTAAATCTACTAACCCTACACCTGCTACATTACATTCAATGAGCTGGGAAGGGGATTATACACAAAGATATTATAAACGTGTCTAAATACATTCACCCACTAACATTGGAGGCTGCTATAGAGGTAGCCTCTAATCTACGTCCAGAAGACCGTATAGAGATCGAAGAGGGTCATGGGTATGATCCAATAGAGTACGCTAAATTCATTGCTCAGGAGGGCTCTGCTGTGTATTTCACAGTGCCTAACGGCAAGACTGCTGGTATGGCTGGAGTAAATCCAGAAGGAGCTATATGGATGCTTTGTACAGAAGCTATAAAAGAATACCCACATACGTTTGCAAGAGAATCCAAAAGGTTTATTGAGAGTAGAACAGAACCTTTACTTTGGAATGTTGTAGATAGACGGAATATAATCCACCTTAAACTACTCAAATTTTTAGGTTTCAAATTCTTGAGAGAACTCAAGTATGGACCTAATCAATTGTCCTTTATCGAGTTTTGCCGTGTGTGCAGATCCTAATGCTGGGGCTAGAGCTGCAGCAGCAGAAAAACAAAAAGAACGTGTTTACCAGTTCAGAGCTGATAGTATTCAACACTGGAATAAAGAAACTAACTGGGATAAAAACAGAAAGTTTATAACTGGTACAGGGTATTCTAGAGATTACTCTGATATAATGAGTAAGATAGAAACTGTTAGAGGTAAAACTTTAGCAGCTAAAGAAGATTTAGCTAGAGATTATTTTAGTAAGCAGTATGTAGATGAAGGTTTAGGATCTAGGACTGCTGGTAGAGCGAATAGAATGGCTAGTTACTGGGCTAAACAGTCAGACTTAGATTCCCAATTACATAAAATATATGGTGAAGGTCAGCATAAAGCTTTAGTTGGTCTTGATAGACAAACAAAATCTAGATTAGAAAAGAATAGAAGTCAGCTTGGTATGCCTCCACAATTCGGAATGCCTACTAGTATGCCTCCTAGAGATACTGCAGGTCAAATGTTGAATGCAGTGCAAATGGGACTTTCAATAGCTGCAGCATTTGGTGCTGGTTCTGATATTAGAATTAAAAAAGACATAGAACAAGTAGATGTATCTCCTGATGGACATAAGATATATGAATTTAACTATAAGAATGATCCTACTAATACTAGGTATCGTGGTGCTATGGCACAAGATGTAGTTAAGATTGATCCTATGGCTGTAGGTATACGTGATAATTATCTTACTGTTGACTATAGTAAAATTGATGTAGACATGGAGGTAGTATACTAATGAATGACTTATTTGATAATAGTAAGACTAACTGGTTAGAGTTAGATACTGATATAGCTAAAGCAACTAACGATGCTTTAGAAGAAGAACAGAAGAAGAATGCTGAAGTATTCGCAATGGCTATAGCTGAAGCTAGAAGATTGGAAGAGGAAAAGAGTAGAAAGTATTCTCAGATAGTTGATATAATAGGTAAAGGTGCTAAATTAAAAAAGAATCTTCAGGAATGGCAAGACGCTAAGGATGAAGAGAAAGAGATAGAAGGAGAAGAAAGTAGGGAAGTAGATCCTGATCTAGTACCTAAAGGACCAGATAAATGGGGTAGACCAGGTGGTGATCCTAATTGGGGAAGAGATCCTGCTGATGTAGAAAAAGATGAAGAGAGAAAGGAAGATAAGACTTATATGGGTCAGATAAAAGAATGGACAACTGATCAAACATATGAAAAAAATAGATACATTAATTCATTCATAAATGGTGACACAGGAGTTACTGGTAAGGATGTCGCTTTGATTGGTACAGAAACTATCTCTGATCAAATAGCAGCAAAAACTCGTTATGCCCCTAGATGGACAGAAGAGAATTTTGCTCCATTCATGACCAGAGCTTCAGGAGATGAAGGTGCTATTCTATTAGAAGGGATGACACGTAGTCCACATAGAGCTGATGGTAGATGGACTATTTTAGATGCAGAGAGAGTTGGAGAAACTGAAATCGCAAATAGATTAAGAAGCCATTATAGAGCTGTATTTTTAACGTCACCTCAATTAGCTAATACTCCTCGACGTATTAAAAGAGAAAAAGTATATCCTATCATAAGAGATTTTGAAAGGAAAGCTAGATTAGCTTCTCAAGAGAAATTAACTCAAAGAGTATTAAAGGAACATAAAGATAAAAGAAGTATTAGTTTATTAGATTGTCTTGCTGGTTCTAATGATGGAGGTATGACTTGCCTTTCTAATCATGTTGGTTTAAATGAAGGTAAAATAGATGGTACTAAAGATAATACTCAAGGATGGAGAATAGCCCTAGAAGATTTAGAGTATTTAGAAGATGAAGGCTTAATTACAGCATCAGAAATTGCAGCGATTAGAAAAGGTCTTATTACTCCTAGAGATGGTAGTAAAGAATCCTACTTAAATCAATTCCCAAACTTAAGATATTGGGATCGTCAATTAGCTTCTTTAGAAGATAAAGCAAAATCTACAGAAGCTAGAAAAAGAAAACTTGAAAGAGATTCTAAAATATCAGGTCTTAATGAGTTAGCCTTGAAAAAAGTAAAAGAAGACAGAGGTAATGGAGTAAAAATAAATAATGAATATTTATTAAATCTAGAGAATCAATTACTAAAAGATATACAAGAAGCAGGTTATCCTATAACTATAGAAGAATTAAGAACCCTACCTAATGCAGTAGATAAGTTGTATAGCTTTGAAGAAATGGAAGATAAAGACATCACTGATATGATAGATCAATTAATAAATAATGGTGTAGCTATTCAAAATGGAGATTCTATGCTTGCACAAATAGATGATCCAATTATTGAAAAAGAGTATACTAAAAAACTAGATGAGCATAGAGTTAGATTATCTCTTGTTGATGCAGAAGATGCTAAAAAATTCAATAGTTTTTTACTACCGACAATTAATTCTTATTTAAAACTTACGCAAACTACAACTCTTAAGACTCCAGAAAAAAGAGATCTTATTGATAATGCTTTGAAATTGTATAAAGCTGAAGTTCAAGCACTTGCGGAAGATGTTGGATTAGATAAAGCTAAAATCTTAGCTAGGGATAAGATAGAAAAAGAAATAGCAGATGCTGCAGATCAGATTAAAGATTTACCAGGTAAATACACAGAACGCTCAATTACTGAAGTAGATGTTCCTCAAGCAAAACGAATTCAGTCTACCAGAAATTATATTAATAATACACCTAATGCTATTACAGATAATAAACCTTGGTCTATAGAAACACCTGAAGTTATACAACAAAGGAAAGATTATTTAGCTGGTAAAGCACCACCTCCTTTAGAATATATATTAATGAGTAATGAATTTCCTAATCATACATATCATTCTTTAATGGAAACCAGAGAAGCAATTGATCCTAAACCTGATAAAGAAGGGTTCAAAGGTAATCAAGTTGAACCTGCAGAAGCTGAACTAAATAATCCTGGTGGTTTTATTGGTAAAGGTGCAACTCCTTCAACAGTTCACAGGGCAATTAACAGTAATGATATCAAGAAAGTATTAGATATAGCTAGGAAGACAGATGATGTTAATAGTCTAGTACATGCTAATTTAGACTCAACACTAACATCTCCATTAGAAAGATTAGGTTTTGATAGACCACTATCTGAATTATCAGTTGATGAAATCAGAGGATTAGTTAACGATGATAGCTTCCATGGTTTCTCTGATTCTAAATTTGGTATATTTGGTATACGAGGTAATCAACTTAAAACAATCTTTGAAAGAGAAAGTATAGATGGTGATAGATTATTTGATGAAGATCTTCAAAACGAACTAGCACTTCTTAATATCAGATATAAAGCTAATCAAGCTAACTCTTTAGCTGGACCAGATATTAAAAATAGTAGACTAGTTAATATATCTGAAAGAGAGAAGAAAGAATTTCTACAGATAATGAGTGTATTACCAGGAGAAGGTGAGTTCAAGGAGTTATCGGATGAAGATAAAGAAGCTGCTAAGAATACAGTTGAATATCAATTCTTAAACTCACCGTTTAATCAACTTGATGTCTTACTACCTGCAGTACAATCTGAAGTAATACAGAAAGATCCTTCTAAATCTACTGGTATTGATTGGAAAGGAGTTGGTTGGCCTTTTGTCGGTATATATCAAGGTATGAATGAAAGACATAAGAAAACTGGTGAAGCAATTAAACAAAGAGGTAAAGAAGTTAGACAACAAAGAGCAGAAAAAGAAGAAATGTTCCCTACAAAATAACAATTACTAAGGTAATATGGACCCAGAATTAGAACAAAATAAAGATCCGTTTGAAGTTACAGATGAAGAATTTAATCAATCTGCTATAGGTCAAACGTTATCAGCACTGCAAGGATTTCAAGATCAAGAACAGCAACAAGAAGTAGCTGATCAACAAGAGGCTGCTGAACTAGTTGATCCAAGAGAAAAAGAGAAGTGGGATGCTAAGGCAATTGGAAAAGAACTCTCTACTATTATACCTGGAGGTCTCCAAGATACTGCTACTTCTATAGCCACCTTTCCTGAGCGTACAGCTGATGCTATCTCAGGTGAAATGCAACGTGAGAAAAAAGAAAAAGGAAGTTATGCACCTGAATGGGATCCATTCGGGTCATACTCCAATCCAATTGTAACTAAAACATGGTGGGGTAATCTTGCTAGAGGTGTAGTCCATTTTGGTTCTATGGCTGCTGCTATTATACCTACTGCTAAAGTAACACTCGGTAGAACAGCATTAGCTACTACTGGTATAGCTGCTAATAGTTTAGTTAGAGCTGCTGGAATTGGTGCAGTATCTGATTTAGTATCTAAAGAATCAGATGGACATAACGCTCTTGGTATGCTAAGAGAAAGATATGGACTTATGGATACTCCTCTTACTACTAAAGATACTGACCATCCTTTATGGATGAAGTTTAAGAATATAGTAGAAGGAATAGGTATTGGTACTGTATTTGACGGTGCTACAATTCTACTAGGTAAAGGTAGTCGTAAAGTAAGAAATGTAGTAAACGAAAGAAAACAAAGCATTGATCTTCAAACTAACAGAAAGGCTATACAAGAAGTAAGACGCAACGAATTTGGATTTAGAGGTAGTAAAAATAAACCAATTGCTGATTCATGGCAAGCATCTCATACATCTGAAACTGATCCCTTTATTGTTTGGGAGAATCAGAAGAAGATTAGAAATAACTGGGATGCTGAAGAAGGTTCAGCTGGTACTGTTACTACACCAATACAAAGAGAACGTATTGCACGGGAAGCTGACATTAGTGAAGATTTAGTTGACGAAACATTACAAAAACTACTAAGTAGACCGAAGTACCAAAGAGTATTAAGAGATGTAGGTGGTAGTAGAAAGAGATTAGTTGAAGTATTCGGTGATTCTATAGCAGCACATCAACGCATAACACAAGGCAGAAACGCCGCTGACATGTCTGCAAATGAATATTTACAAGAAATATTTGATTCGGCTGATATATTTGATTCAGGTACTCCTGATCAGATTTCTACAATTACCAGTAGAAATGTAGTTGTTACTGATTTAGTAGTAGGTACATTACTTCAACAACTAAGAGATTTAGGTATAGCTGGTAGAGAGATTGCTGATTTTGCTGATTTAACAGATATTGATGGACCAGCAGAACAGATCGTAGATACAATGTTGACTGCTTTAACTGAAACTAAAAGAGCTAGGATTGTTAAATCACAGAACTTTAGAGAATTAGGTGCAGGTAAACGTAGATATCTAGAAGAAACTCTTTCAGCTGATATGAAAGATACTAGAGAATCTATCCAATCTATCTTAAAGATAGCTGGAGATGCTGATAAGAACGGAGAAGGAGATTTATTAATGGCTTTATTTGAAGCATTCTCTTCAATGAAAGATGTTAATTCTATCGATGACTTTGATGCATGGGCAAGGAAAATGATTAAAGGTGGTGAAATTGAAGGTAAACCTCAAACAGGTGCTCTAATAAGAGAACTTCAAGGTGTGATGATTCATAGCATCCTCAGTGGCCCTAAAACAGCCATGAGAGCTATTATGGGTACAAGCACCGCAACCTTCCTTAGACCGATGTCACAGACGATTGGAGCAGCCATTCGTTTACCATTTACAGGAGATACTGCTACACTGAAAGCTGGATTAGCACAATTACATGCTATGATACAAGCTGTTCCAGAATCTTTTGATTTATTTAAAAGTAGATTAAATTCTTATTGGAGTGGTGATTTAGCTACTGTTAAAACTAGATTCGCTGAATACACTAGAGGTGATGATAACTGGGAAGTATTAAGAAGATGGGTTGAAAGCCCTGAATCTGGTGCTACTACAGGAGATAGAGTATGGTTTAATCTAGCTAACTTTGCTAGATCAATGAACAATAATAGTTTCTTTTCATACTCAACTAAATTGATGGCAGCTACTGATGATTCTTTTGCTTACATTTTAGGTAGAGCTAAGATGAGAGAGAAAGCATTAAGATCTGCTATGGATGCTAAGAGTAAAGGTGTTCTTACAGCTTATAGTGAAGTAACTCCTGACTTAGTTAGAGTATATGAAGAAGACTTCTATCGTGAAATATTTGATAGTCAAGGTAATATACTTGATAAGGCTACAAAATTTGCTAAAGAAGAAGTTACACTTACTAGAGAATTAACTGGATTTGCAGCTGGTCTTAACCAAGTATTCCAAGCTAATCCATGGGCTAAACCTTTCTTCTTATTCGCTAGAACTGGTATCAATGGACTACAATTAACTGCTAAACATACCCCTGGATTTAACTTCTTAGTTAAAGAGTTTAATGATATAGCATGGGCTAATCCAAATAATCTAGACGATGTTGCTAAGTATGGAATTACTAATGCAGACGAGTTAGCTAATGCTAAGGCATTGCAAACTGGTAGATTAGCTATGGGTAGTGCTCTTATATTTATGGCATCTCAAGCTTGGATGAGAGGAGATTTAACAGGTAGTGGTCCTGTTGATAGACAAAAAAGACAAGCATGGCTAGATGCTGGATATAAACAAGATCAGATTATTGTTAGAGTTCGTACAGATTCGGGAACCTCTGAAGGTATTAGTTTTAATCATACATCAATAGAACCATTCTCAACAATCTTGCAAACAGTAGCTAATATTGGTGATGCTAGTCAATTAATGGGTCCAGAATGGACAGAAAAGAATTTACTTAAAGTTAGTTTATTAATAGCTCAAGGTTTAACTAGTAAGTCTTATCTTGCTGGTATGCAGCAATTCGTTGATTTAGTTGGAGGTAAGCCTGGACAAATTAATAGAATAGCTGGTAACTTAGCTAATAATATAGTACCTTTAGGTGGTTTAAGAAATGAATTAGGTAAACTATTTAATCCTCATTTAAGAGAATTGAACTCAGGTATATTTGATGCTATAAGAAATAGAAACTTACTTAGTGAAAGAATAGCATCTGATCCATTACCAATTAAATATGATTTACTTAATGGTCAACCAATTAAAGATCATGATCCTATAACTAGGATGTGGAATGCTATATCTCCTATTAATTTCAACTTTACACATAGCCCTGGTAGAACATTACTATTTAATAGTGGATATGATTTAAGACAATCTACTTACTATGCTCCTGATGGAACTAATTTAACTGATTCACCACGTATTAGATCTCGATTCCAGAAAGCAATAGGTGATCAAAACCTAGAATTACAATTAAATAAACTATCTAGAAATAAAAAGATATTAGCATCTTTAGAAGAGATGCAAATAGATATACAAGCTGGTGAAAGAGCTAATTACCAACCCAGAGACTATTATCATAATAGAGTAATAGATAATTTATTTAGAGATGCTAGACGACTTGCTTGGGCATCTATAATGAATGAAGTTAATATTAAAGAAGAGATAGAGAAACAGAAAAAAGAAAAACTAAAACGTCAGCTAAAGACACAAGAAACAGCAAACATTCTAAACATGTATAAATAACAATGGCAACAGAACAAACAATTACAATTAGTGGAACTCCTAC